AGTAGGTATTACCTGTTCATTTGCTGCCATATTAGTACCTCCTAAAATGCTATCCTTATATCAACAATCATAGAATATATCCAAAAGTCACCGACCTTACCGACAGGAGCGGCATCGGTCGAAACCGATGCACTTAACAATTGAACGCTGTCATCTTGCGGCAGTTTGGTCGCTTTCGAGATAAGATTGCCAATATTAAATAGCTGTTCCATAGCTACACCCTGTATCTTGTTCTTGGATAAAATAAGCAACGGCAAGGTTCTGTCCTGCCGCTGTCTGTCAAGTGTAGTACCGTTATACTTTGCCGCTTGCGCTTCGGCGGAAAGTCCTCCGCCGACCGGCAAGCCTGCTGTTTCGATTGTATATCCGAGCTTATCTTCTATAAAATTGAGAATAAGCTCGATTGCTTTTTTCTGAGGTGACATTATTTATCACTTCCTGTTAAAAGTTTCTGCAGTTGTCTTCGCCACTGTTCCCCTTTAACCGATTCCGCTTTATGCGCCCACATTTTGCAGGCGTTAGGATTTCTGTCATGAGAATAAACTAAGGGCTTGCCGTTATTAGAAATACCATAGTATTGATAACGAGCATAAGGAGTCTCCCACCTTAAATGAAGCGAGTTATCTACCACTTCGGAATGAATCAAACTGCTGTTAATCAGAATACTTTGGTCTTTCGGAGCGTAGTAATTGCAGTCTTTCAGCACTTGAGTTTTCATAAGTTCCAAAGCGTCATGAGCTTTTTCTGTGAACTTAGCTTTTACAGCCGCACTGTTAATGTTAATCTTCACATTCATAACGATAACCCTATCTCATAGTGATGCGGAGCGTTTGTGTCATACCGCTTTATGCTTGCAATTCTGTATTCCGTTTTTTCAAAAATCACTTTTGCGCCCGGCACAAATCTGAAATTCGGTGGTTTGGAATTACGGCAGTCGTAATACATGACTGCATCAACCTTTACTTGATTGTTTTGCTTATCGCTTGTATAACTTTCTGTCGGTTCTATGCGGACATATTTCAATGTTTCCGTAGACGTTTCGGAGATTTCGCCCCATCTGTCGGTCTTTTCGGCAACAACAGCGGCAGTGTGTATCAAAAGACTGCGTGGTATAGGTTTCATCATAACGCATCAAGACCTTTATACATGAGCCCGGTCGATAAAAGCAAGCCGTATGACACATTGCACATCGGCAGTTTTCCATCCGATACGCTACTATTGCCGCCTGCCGAATAGCTGAAACTGCCGAGTGAAATATTGCTGAAGCTGCC